TGGCGGCTTTTTTTACAACTGCTATTGCGCTTTGCAGTCCTTCTAATGCGCTTATCGGATCAATCATCTTCTAACCTTTTGCCACTCAAGGCATACTACTTTTCGGTTGTAGACATCCCCTGTCCAAGCCCAACGCACACACCGATATTCAGTTTTCTCTTTACTAGATGCCACCAATGTAAACAAGATTGACAGCACCAGTAGCCATTTCACGGGTACGCCCAAACAATAATATAACTACAAAAGATTACAAAACAAAGAACTAAGGCCGCAGCAATGATTGCTTCAACCCAATCTTTCATGTTATTGACCGGACAACATACCCGTTGCCATTTGGCTAATGTTTGGCGCTATATTGCCACTCATTGATCCAACAGAAAACGGCCCAAGCAACGCTCTACCCAAAATTGGCAACACCTCTGGCGCTTCTTTTCGCAAAACAGTACGAATGTCGTTACCAGCCAATTCTTTGGCAATTTTTTGCAACTTGGTTGGATCGCTTGTTGTCAAAACTCTTGCAATTTCACTTGCAGTAGCTTTAATTTGTTGATCTCCCATATCTGCAAAATCTCTTTGCAAAGCTCTTGTAACAAATTGCGCCATTGATATAACTGGTAATTCTCTTTGAGCGCCTTCTTTAATTGTTCTAATTGCTTCAGTACGCCCAGCAGTTTGTGAACCCTGTAAAACAACTTTAGAAGTTGTCTTCATTTCTACTTCACTCATCAGATTGCTCATAAACTTGTTATAAGCATTTTTACCAGCTTCATCAGTATCAAATGTTGCTCGAATAATTCTGACATTCTTAGGATTCTTCAATATATCCATTGCAGGGTTTCCAACTGCGCTTACCATTGTGTCTCCTGTTTGTGCGCCACCAAGACGATCAAGAAGACTTTGCATAGTGCCAAGTCTCAATGCGTCTTTTTCAGACTTTGACATGGTTTTGACATCATTCAAAAGCGCCTCTAAATCAGCAGGTTTTTTGCTAAAGATTGTTCTACCCTCATTCATGGCATCCAAAACGGCAGTATCGTTTGCCCAATAATTTCTAGCCCTCTTATAAGCAGGATTTGAGGCATCCAAAAGGTCAATGAACGCACCCCTTGTTTGCTTAATTGCACCAAGTTGTGTACTGCCTATGCCTGATGTGGGTGATTTTCCGTTATAAATTAAATCGTCAAGCCCCATTTTCATGTAGTGCATAAAAGTGGTATCAATGTTGGAAACTGGTGATCCTTTGTCGGTTACCAATTTACCTTCTGCACTAATTTGAACTTTAGGCAATTTGATGCCTTGCTCTTGAGCCAAGTTAACTGCTCTGTCATAAGCCTGTTTCATGCTTGGGCGCTGAAGCAAATCAGTAAATTCTGTCGTGATCTCAACTGGTCTTGGTAATGCAGCCCCATACAACTTTCCACCAATTGCTGAACGTGCTTCTTTTAAAGCATTAAACTCATCAAAGTAAGCTGCCTTGCTACCAAACGCAACTTGCATATCGCTTGTTAAGCGTTTGAGCAAACCCTTGTCCCTATCTTCTAGGAATGTTTTGGCGGCTTGTTTGCCAGGCCCAGGCAGTTGGTTCACGGCATCCAAATACGCCCGTGTATTAGGGCCGATGTCTGCAAGCGTGTATGGTTTGCCAGACTTATCTAAGATCATCTTAATGGCTTCATCCACACCACCAGCGTCTGCCGCTAAAGCCTCTCTAATCATTGCCCTAGACTGATCTACACCCATTCTTTGTGGATTGTCAAACATGGCGCTTACTGCTGATCTGTAACCTTTTCCAGCAACAAACCCAAGACCTTTTGCAACTGGTACAGATGCCAATGCTATGCCAGTACCTGTTAAGGCTTCTTTCCCCGTTTCTGGGCTGAACAATTCAGCCTCAGATTCGCCAATGCCAGAAGTAGCACCAAAAACACCAGCTAAACCCATTTGACCTAATGTAGAAGAAGGGCCTGGTCTTTTTGTCACAAGTGATGGCAACATTGCGCCACCAACTTGATAGGCAGCAGACCTAAGTGGATTTTCTTGTGAGTATTCTGATTGAGCAACTCTCTCAAGCGCAGTACCAACTTCTCTTGGGGTTGGTTGTGGCTCTTGTGGACTGATCTTTTTCATTGCTTCAGCAATGTTCTTTGGGTCAGAAGAGATAAATGACTTTAAAGCACCAATTCCTTCATCTGAAAAGTTTGCTGTCATTCCCTTTAAGAACTGTCCAAACCCACCAGTTTGCCATTGCCCACTTTGAATTTGACCCAACAACTTCATACCTTCTGGTGTTATTTTCCCCTCATCTTTTGCAACAAGAAGTTCATTTTGTAAGTCTGTAATTTGATCTTTTAATGTTGACATTTTTTTACTCCATTAAGGATTTGTGAAGCCGCCACGTTGCAATGTATTTCTTGCAGGAGTTGGTGTTCTTCCAGCGCCAGTTGTTTGCAATTGAATTATGCGTTGACGCAGTACATCTGCTTGCGGCTTGTAAAGTGGGCTTGTTTGAACATAGTTGTTAAACGCATCATTAAATTGTGTCTGAGCAATAATTGGGTTGGCTTTGACAGTATTGGCATTTTGGGCTAACCATTGATTGCTAAATTTAGCCAAGTCTTGCTCACGCTGAAGTTTTAACTCCAATGTATCCAACAGAATCAAGTTACCCTGTGGAGACTTTGAAAGACTTGGTGATCCTTGAACAATAAACTTCAAGTCAGTATCAGTTGGGTTAACTCCAAGTTTCTTCACCTCTGGCAAAATCACAGAATTAGAAAATGCTTGGAATGCTTCAGCACCCGCAACTCCTGAAACTTTAAAGTTTGGATCAAATGCTTGACCTGCTCTGGCTAACTGAACCATAGTTTCAGTACCAAATCCTGTTCTTGTTCCCTCGTCAATCAAGGCTTTCATGCCTTGCACAGTACCAAGAGTATTCCCTGCAACCCTACCAGCCCTTAGATTTGCGGTTAAAGTTTCAGTTAAATCTTCACCAAAACCTCTTTGCATACTAATTGATACTGGCGCTGTTATGTTGGTAACTGGTTGTTTAGCTTTAGTTGTTTCAAGGGCTTTTTTCTCAACAGCATCAAGTCCGGCTTGACCATATTGAGCAAAAATCTTAGCTGGGTCATTGGTTTGATATAAACGCAATGCTGCATTAGACATATCTCCCGTAAAAGGTACAGGTTTTTCGCCACCAGTTGCAATTTGTTTATAGCCTTGGCCTTCCTCAGTTGGAACTGTATAAAGTTTTTCACCTTCTTTTAGTGAAACTGTCTCTGGCCTCATTGCTTTTGCCGCTGTCAATCCAGCAGTTAATTGAGCAAGACCAGGCGCACCAAGTGCTTGCAACTGAGGAGCAACTCTGCGAATGTCATAGCTTGGCGCAACAGCAGGAATGTTCTCAGGCATTGGAGTGCCTTGATCTGCCATCTGTTCACGTTCTTGAACGTCCAACATTTGAGGTCTTTCCGGAGTGCCAGGCTGATATGCACGTTGTGCAACAAGTTGAGCCAAAGAAGTTTGTCTTTGAGTTTGCATCTGTTGCGCCCTTACTTGTGCCGCATCCGACAATTCAAGCAATTTAAAAGCCAATGGGGTATTGCCCATTCGATTAGCCTCTATAGCTGCCGCCTCTAAAGACTTCGGATCACGCAAGTCCAATCCTTGCAACAATTGAGATTGCTGAGTAATGCGCTGAAGTTGTGGGTCTTCTACACCCATAGCACCCGCAATAGCACCACCAAGACCTCTAGCACCCGCATAGGTCATTGCCGCACCACGAGAAGCGGGGTCTAGATTAGCTAACCTAATGCCTTCTGCCAAAGCACTTGTTCTTTGTTGCTCACCAAACATCTGTGGGTTTAGTCCAAAAAGACTTGTTACAATATTTTCAGCCATGATGTTTCCTCAAGGATTAAAGGTTGCCATATATCGATCTATTGCTTCTTGTTCAGGAGTTTTAGTAGTCCCAAACGCACCAGCCACAGCATTTGTAAACAAAGGATTAGAAGTTAAACCACTTAATGCAGTTGAATATGGGTTAGTAGTAGCGGCTCTTCCTGTCGCCAAGTCTACGCTTGCACCCGCACCCAATAAGCCTAAACGACCCACATTTGCACCTGCTGTAGCAGATTGTTGAGCAAGTCCTGCGCTTAATGTCAAAGGCTGTTGTGCCAATTGCTCTAAGTTTGTAAATTGACCCAAAGCAGTTGTAAAAGGAGCGTAAGCGGCTTGTTGACCACCATAATACTGTCCCATTGTTTGTGCGCCTTGACTCAACAATCCCGCACCAAAACCAACCTGTTGTTGACCATACTGTTGAGCATTAGCCGCCAATTGAGCTTCTTGAGTAGCCCTAGCATTAAACAAAGCCTGTAGTTCAGGAGTTGTATCACCCAAAGTACCACCTTGAGCAACTGCCAAACCACCACGACCTTGTTGTTGCAGTTTGTTTTGCAGAGTAGCAAGTTCTAACTCTCTGCCTGGTTGCAACAAAGACATCTGACTCTTCAAATAGTTTTCTGCAACCTTTTCTGGTGACTCAGCAAGATATTTAGTACCAAGGTTAAACAGAGATGTAGCTCCAGCTTGTAAAGGAGCAAATTGTGCTTGTGCGCCTTCAGCTTGTGCCAAACCTTGATTGCCCAAAGCAACCAAACGATTCTGCGCTTCTAAAACACCAGGAGTTGCTGTGTATCCTGCGCTTGTCAATTGACCAGTTTTGGGATCAAGTTTAAACTCAGATGTACCAAAGCGAGTAGTCATTCCTACTGGACGAAAAGCCGCAGCTTGTTTGGCGGCAGCAGTCTCAGTATCAATCATTCCTTGCGCTTTAACAGCCGCTTCTCTTGATGTTTCTTGTTGCAGAAGACCCGCTACAGTTTGTCCACCAGATGAAAGCAGATTAGCAAATTGAGTTGCAGTTAAACCTAACTTAGCCGCAGAAGTAAGTTGTGAAGCAGTAAGACCCGTTGCTGCATCAGCAACAGTAGTTGCCGCCACATTAGTAGCACCTGTCAAAAGACCAGTACTTGCCGCAGCAGTTCCCGCTACCTCTGCCGCTGTATACCCTGCTGCAGTTAACTCAGCCCCAGTAAATCCTAGCGCAGCCGCTTCTGTTGCAGTTAAGCCCAACCCTGCCGCTTCTGTAGCAGTAAGAGCAGCAGCGGCTTCTGCTGATCCAAAAATACCTGACAAAGCTTCAGGGCCAACAATACCAATAGCCGCACCCGCAATAATGGCGGCTTTAATTAAGTCTCTTTTCAGAGTGCTAGACGATGCGCCTTCTGTATAAAACATAGGTTTGCCATCGTCAGTAAACTGAACACCAAAACCAGTATTTCCTTTGCCTTCGTATGAACCAGACCAAAGATTACCTTTAGTTCTTTCACCATAACCAGAGACAAGTTTCTCACCAGTTTCTTTATTTATGATGCCAGTAGTGCCTTTACCAACTTGAGAAATGTCTGTGATACCACTTTTAGCAAGGTCATCAGCCATATAACGAGCCGCCGTTTCAGGCTTTACATCGCCTTTCCAAGTTGCAGTCGTGTTTTGAGCAAGAATCTGTTTTGCTAATTTATCAACATTTTCAGCCGTGTATGTAAAAGAACTAATATTCTTAACAACCCTGTCTTTATCAATACCATAGGTCTGAGCCGCAGTAATGATGTCTTTGATAGAGGCTTTAGGATCAAGATAACTTAGGTCTTTTAATGCTTGTTTTACTTCAGCATCTGTATACGATTTTTTAACTGAAAGGTTTTCCATTGCTTGCTTTGTCGTATCACTTGCACCTTGTACTGGTTGACCAGTAAGCAAGCCAGTTGGTTGTGCCGCCAAAGCCGCTTGTCTATCAATCTCTTCAAGACGAGCCTTTTCAATAGACCACAATCTATCTGCTTCAGCCTTTTGTGCAGGAGTTGCAATTGCAAGAAATTGTTGTGATGTAGAGTCTTGACCACCCCTAGCAAGACCTTCACCAATATAAGTCAATGCTGTTTTGTTGTTAATGTCAAAGCCTGGTGAATATGAAGTTAATGCAACTGTTTCTCCAGTAACAGGATCATCTACATACTGCCCTTGTCTAGTCACATCAACTTTAGCCATGTTCTGAGCAGAATATGGATTAGCCGCACGAGCCGCATCTACTTGAGCCTGAGTGTCAACTTGTCCCGCAACCCTACGTTCCATGTAGTCTTGAGCATTCCAAGAGCCATCTGGATTGATACCAGGAGGCAACCCCAATGATGCGTTAATTTGTGATTGTGTTGCCATGACTATTTCCTTTATGCGTTACGAGCCGCTTCAGCCGCAGCTTGTGCCGCTTGATAAGCCGCCACCACTTCAGCAGTCCAAACTGTATTGCAAATAGCAACCACATTAGCGGGAATGTCTGTCAGGTCTTGTGCGGGTGTGAGGCTTGAGCGATGATAAGTTTTGCTTATTTCGTTGCCGTTTTCAATTATTCGTGTGGCTTCACGATACATAACAACACCATTTTCGATTACTGTGATTTGGTCAACAGTTGTGGTTTTGGTTAAAGACATTTTGATTTCCTTTTAGGTTAGTGTCTGACTACATCAATCCAATGTAGTTAATTTGCGGCAGAATATGTGATGCTGAATTGACAAAGACCGCCTGACATATTTGCGTTGGTTTGGTAATCGGTATAAAGCGCACTCTTTAGAAAAATAATTCCACCACCACCATCAGGGACAGTAAATGGGTTGCAAGTCAAAGATTTACTATTTCTAATTGGCGCACCCATTTGTGCATATTGTGGGTCAGGGGCAAAAGGCAAACTTAAATTAACATTTGCCGTGCTTGATGTTGTTGGGAATGTCACATCAGCAAAGGCATAAACCATCTTTCCAATTTTGATATATTTTGAAGCGTTTGTAGTAAATGTTAAACCTGCACCGCTTCTATCAACAACAGTAAAAGTTCCTTCTTCATAGTCATCTAACGTATTAGCATCTGTTGATGCTGATTGAGTTGCGGGGAATGTGATTCCTTTGCCATCTGCTGATGTTGTGCCTCCAGCAAGAACCAATGCACCTGATGAATTCAACCGCATTCGTTCTACACCGCCATTCGTAGCAAACTCCATGTGATTGCTAGAGTGGTTGTATGTTATATAACCAGAATATGTATTAGTAGTAGTAGTTCCATCTGCAAAACAAAGATTTCCCAATCCAGTAGTTCCGCTATAAATTGAAATACCTTCATCACCACTACCACTACCAACCACTAAATTTCCTGCGTTAGAAACAGCATTAAAAGTAGATGGAATAGTATTACCAATACCAACATTACCAGTTGTGTAGTAAATGTCAGAACCAGTAGTTGTCCATTGGCTTGAGCCACCACCCGCAGTAGCCCATGACAAAGTTCCAGAACCATTGGTTGACAATACTTGTGCGCTTGTTCCATCAGCGGCAGGGAGTGTCCAAGTCACATTGGCAGCAATCGTATCTGGTGCTTTAAACGATACATAGTTTGTGCCATTGTCAGTGTCTTCATACAGCTTCAGATTAGAGCCAGCAGTTGAGTTTCCAAGAACATCTAATGCCCCTGTAAACACAGCCGCACCAGTATCACTCAATGTTGCACCAGTAGAGTTCTGAAGCAACTTACCTGTTGTGCTATCAAAACGAGCAAAGGCATTGTCTGTAGAGGATGCAGGGCCAACCACATCACCTGAACCACCGCCACCAGTAGCCGCAATCGTAATTGCACCAGCAGCGTTAGTAATCGTGACGTTTGTTCCCGCAGTCAGAGTGGCTTTGGTTAACGTGTTACCAGTAGAGTTACCAATCAACAATTGACCATCTGTGTAGCTTGTCTGACCTGTACCACCATTGGCGACAGGGAGAGTTCCTGTTACACCAGTAGACAAAGGCAGACCAGTTAAGTTGGTTGCAGTACCGCTAGATGGAGTACCAAGCACACCACCATTAACCAAAGGTGCGCCAGAAGAGCCTACATTGACCGCTAGAGCCGTTGCTACGCCAGTACCTAGACCTGACACACCAGTAGCAATTGGAAGCCCTGTAGCGTTTGTTAAAGTTGCGCTAGTAGGTGTTCCAAGGATAGGAGTCACCAAAGTAGGTGATGTAGCAAATACTGCTGATCCTGTTCCTGTCTCATCAGTCAAAGCACCCAAAAGGTTTGCAGAACTAAAAGAACCCAAAGATGTTGCATTGCCAGTAGAGGTGATTGCACCTGTTAGGTTAGCGTTAGTAGTCACATTACCCGCAGTCAGGCCAGAGGCAGTGCCTGTGATGTTTGTGCCGACCAAAGCAGATGGAGTGCCTAGAGCAGGAGTAACCAAGGTTGGGCTATTGGCAAACACCAAAGCACCTGAACCTGTTTCGTCTGTTACGGCAGAAATTAAGTTAGCAGATGATGGAGTAGCCAAGAATGTCGCCACACCAGTGCCTAAACCACTCACGCCAGTAGAGATCGGCAGACCAGTTAGGTTAGTTGCCGTACCAGAAGCAGGAGTTCCCAATGCGGGAGTCACCAAAGTCGGACTGTTTGACAGAACAACTGCACCTGTGCCAGTAGAGCTAGTTACACCAGTACCACCATTTGCTACGGGCAAAGTTCCTGTGATGTCAGCAGTTGAAAGGCTTACCGCATCCCATGTAGCGTTAGTGCCATCAGTTTGCAGATACTTGTTTGCGTTGCTTGTTTGGCTAGGCAAAAGGTTATTTAGAGCAGCAGTAGCAGTAGAAGCACCAGTACCGCCATCAGCAACCGCTAAATCAGTAATACCAGTAATTGAACCACCAGTAATATTGGCAGAAGCATTGTCTGTTTTAGTGCCAACAGCAGTCTGAATATTGTTGAACTCTGTATCAATCTCAGCACCTTTAACAATCTTTAAAGGATTGCCAGGAGACAAATTGTCTTTTGACGCAAAGTTTGTGGTTTTGGTGTAATTTGACATGATTTACCTCTTATCCCATTTTGCCATCTTTGGCTTGAATTTCAATCTTTTGCAATGAAAAAGAAACACCTTTAATGGTTGTTTCATACCCTGTCTGGACAATCTTTCCCGCACCAGAAGCATTTGCTGTTAACGTCTTAATTGGCACACCACTTGTGTATTCAGCAATGTTGTATTCAGCAGTTCCATATTCATAACTGGTTTGTGATGGGATATAGACGTTCTCGGCTCGATAAGAACCAGAATAGTCAAAGCCCCAATTGATGGTCAAAAACTGGTCTGAGCCACCAATCACAATAGCAGTAATATTCTTGAGAATAGAAATCTGATTAGGGTTTCCCAAGTCAGCATTGTTTGTGTAGTACGCAAATCGGTACGTTACTGTGTCATCAAGATAAGTTCCATACTTTCCGATATAGCCATTCTTACCAATGTACAAGTCGCCATTACGCAAAGAACGTAAGGCAGTTGGGGCAATTGAGTCCCACTTGGTTACACGGGAAGCACCATCTTGCAATGTTTGCTTGGTATCGAAACAGTAAACTTGAAAAGATGCAGGTAAAACAAGCAGATAAAAGGCTTCTTTTTCTGAATAAACAGACTTTAGATTAGCCAATGTCTCGCTTGCTAACGAAGATGCAAGGTCAAAACGAACATTTTTAGATAGGTCTCGCAAAGGAGCAGACTTCTCTTGAATAGTCCTCATTAGTGAACGAACACCTGAATCTGACAAGAAAACAACGTCAGTACCAATACTTTGTATGGTATCCCTTGCTATGCAACCAATAGAGCCTACTGTGTCGCTTAGAACAAGAGATGCGGGTGTAGAAGCACCAGAATAGACAAGAATCTGTCTTTTACCAAAGATAAACAAAAAATCATTGTGAGCTGCCAAGCCCATAACTTCATCTGCACCATTAGGCCATACACGAGAGACATCCAATGAGCCTGAAGTACCACCCCCCCATACATGACCTGCAATCAGATCAGAGAAAGTAATGGTTGTTTTGTCAGTAGATGTATTAGCCACCCACAAACGACCAAATGCTGAGATGCAGATGTTTGCTTGTGGAGCAGTAGCTACATAGCCTGACTTCTCAGAGATTCTGCGATAAGTAGTTGTACTTATAGCAGGGTCATAAATCAGTGGATCGTGACCTGTTTGGAAGAAGTATGCAATCCCATTTAAGGATGCAGTTTGCCAGTTAGATGCAGTAATAGTAGGTGCAGTACCACCACCACCATAGGTCAACTCAGTCACCGCATTAGAAGTGCCAAGTTTGAATATCTTGTTGTTGCCAGCAAACAGAACTGTAAGAGTCCCGTCAGTCTGGACTAATTCATGGATTACACCAACATCGTTAGCACCCAAAGCACCAGAGGAGGAATTAACCCTTGACCAACCTTTTCTAGCACCAATACGACCATACTGATCCAAGATGCAGTTAGTTGCAACCAAAGCAAAGCCAGCCCCTAAATCAAGGGGAGAATCTTCAGTATTCAGGCCATAAAAGCCTGGTGCTGAGAGACTGTAACTTTGTAGTTGTCCTGCCATTAGACCGCCACAAAGTTGTCTTCAGGATAACGAGTGCTTTCCATCGCAATAGCGTCAGAGAGCATTCCTCTAAACAAGGCATAAGCCTCATTAGAGTTTGTTCCACCATCTTCACCACGCTCAATCAAAGCACGAGCATAGGCACTTTGAGTTACCAAATAGTCCAAAACCTTAACTGAAGTGCCATCAGCAGACAGATTAGCCTGTGGAATGGTTAAATCAAACTTCAGTGTATAAACACCATCAGGAACGGGAAACAGATCAACCTTTGCGTCGCCACTACCATCTACCCCATTAAAGCAAAACTCGCTAGGAATAGACTGTGAA